TTGTTGGCGACCTCGTACCGGCTGCGGTTGCGAAGTGTCTGTCGCACGTCGGGCGATTCGGCCGCGTCGGCGGAGAGGCCGTCGGCATTGGCCCAGTGCCGTACGTTGTCGGCGTTGGTCGCCGCCGCGTCGTACTTGGCCCGAATGACTCGGGGGAAAGAACGGGCCTTGCGGGTTGTCTTGTTGCCGAACGGCCACATCACGCTGCCCCCGGAGGAGAGAGTTTGACCAGCTTGACGCCCAGGCCCTTGCCCGAAGTCGCCTGTTTGCTGGCCAGGTGCTTGTCGGCCGCGATCTGGTCAGCCAGCGAGTGCTGCTCGATGCTGCCCGAATCGCCAGTCGCCTTCTTCGGCCCGGCGGCGTTGTCACGGATCGCGTTGTCGAGGTTCTCAGCCACGTAAGTCTCCGATGGCGAGCCGTGCAGGGTCGCCTTCAGTTACTTACCCCGTGGAATCGAGAACTGGCGGTGAGTCAGAGATGAATCAGCAGATTGTTACGCATGTAGAACATGACGGCGGCGATTGAGGCTACCGAGCCATCGCGGTGGTCTGCTCATAGGTCGTCACGCGCCGCCCGCAATGCCTGCACATGCGGCGGCGAAGCAAACGACCACCCCAGGCACGCCGGGTGTAGAGCACACGAAAGTGCATGCATCCGCAGGCGGGGCATTCCAGACCGCGCTTGGACGCGGGCTCCCTGTTGTTGGCTGGCTTGACCATCTACCGCCTGCTCCTTTGCAGTTCTGACAGCCGCATTCGTTGGCGCACCGGCGTGGCCTTGACGTCGGTGCCCGGCAACACCGCGCCCTGGATCGAGGCAGCCACAGCACAACCGACCAGACAGTCGAACCAGTGGTTGTCCGGCCCACCTGCGCGAATCTTCCACTCATCCACCACGCGACCCCGGGCTTCGGTTTTCACGCGGTATTCCGCCGTGAGATGCTCAGCCAGGAGTTGATGCTCGGCGGGTTTTCGTCCGAACAGTGACAGGCTGCCGGGATCACCCATCGCAACGGCCAGGCGTGCATGGACAAAACTCTTCCAGTAGTTCGTGTCGATCACGACGTGCCTCACCTGGCGGCGGCCCTGCACGTTCGGGATGCGCCAGTGGTGCCCGACCCGTTCACCGGTCTTGCGCTTGTACTCGCTGAACGGGATGCTGGACGCCCCGACATACCGCCCGTGACTGGGCATGATCAACCCAGCGTGGGCGCTCTGGCGGCAGAACTGGTAGACCACGTCGGTGGACTGGCCCCAGTTGGCGTCGATGAGGCAGCGCTCGATTCGCATCTCGGCCCCGTCGTCCCGCCGCCAGCGCCGGGTGAGATATTCGCCCGTGAGTTTCTCCAGGCCGGCGTAGATCGCACCCTCCAGTCCCGCACCAGGAGCCACGCGAGCGAGCGTCTTCTGCGCTTCGCGCAGAGTGAAGATGGGACGCTGCTGGTCGGGATATGTGCCGTAATCGACGACGTAGCCTGTAAAGTCGTCCTCCCAGGCGACCACCGCGTGAAAAAGCAGCTTGGCCTGCACGTCGATGAACATCGTCAGGTGACTGGCCCCCAGCGGGATCACGCCCCGGGGATGCCCGTTGGTCTTGGCAGCAATCGCTTCGGCGGTGAGCTGATCGGAATCGCCCTCGTCCTGAGGCAAGGGTTCGTTCTGGTACTCAGCCCAGAAGGCCCGCTCATCCTGCAGGCGAAGGTTCATCGCGTGCTGGATCGCCGACAGTTCATCGGCGTTGTACCGCTCGGGCCAGGCAATCACCGCGCCCGCATCCATCTCTTTTTGGTGCTGGCGGTAGAACTCCGTGGCCTCACGGCCGTCGCCGTCATTGCGGAAGCTGTCGGCGCGAATCTGGGCGTATTTGTCCCAGAGCTTCTCGTTGGTCGGGAAGGCATAGACCAGCTTGGTGCGCTCGCCTTGCCAGGCCGGGTGCTTGTCGCGGTCGAGAATCTGGTCGGCCATGTCGCCGGGGCGGATGACCGTACAGGGCATGATGCCGCTGATTTTCTGTCCCGGTCCGGCCAGGTTGAGGATCGCGCCGTTAAGCGTCTCCAGGCGGGCGCGGACCTGCTGGTCGCTGCGTGCCGACTCGTCGGTCTGTGGATCATCAAGGACCACCAGTGACGGGCGAACTGCCCGACCATCGGCGCGTTTGAACTTCATGCCGCGAATGCGGCTCTCGATGCCGGCCACGCGGATGATCGCGCCCGAGGCACGGCTGCCTTCGATGGTCGGCAGCACGATCTCGTCGGCGGTCCAGACGATGCGCGTTGGCTTGCCGTCATAGAGCTGGCCCTTGGCGCGGTTGTGAATGCGCTCCAGGGCGCGGATGGGATAGACGACCTCCGGATAGTCCTCCAGCAGGTGGTTGTTGGTCTCGAATTCGACCTTGATGCTTTCGAGCATGCTGCGGGCGTGCCCGGCGTCCGAACCGATCAGGCAGACAAACTCTCGCGCCCCGGTGAGCATGGCCCAGATACAGGCCGTCTCGGCCAGCGTGGTCTTGCCGCTGCCGCGCGGCATGGCCATCGCAAAGAGTCCGCCGCGCAGCACGGCCGTTTCGATCTTGGCGATCACCTTCAGGTGATCCTGCGACCACGGCAGGCTGAAGGTCTCCGGGAAATACGTCTCGCAAAAGAACCGAAAATCCATCGCCGCCCGCGCCTTGCGCTGCGGATTGACGACGGGCGGTATCTCGCCGATGTCGCGACCGATGGCCGACAGCTCGGCATTGCGGGCACGGGCCGCCTCCTTCATCGCCTCGTAATCGAGGGGCGGTTTGGTCGGCTCGGGGTTATGGCGCGACCAGACCAGCCACGCCGTGTAGCGCAGCAGATCGACGTGCTTCTCGTCGCCGATTCGATAGCCAGCCCGGTTGCGGTGCCGACGCAGCTGCCGCTCGCTGATGCAGTAGCCCAGCGGCGTGGAGTTCAGCATCCGCGTGAGAATCGACGGGCGCAGTTGCCGAACGTCAATCGCCATGAGCCGCCTCCTTCGCCAGCCAGGCAGCGTAGTGGATCAGGTTCAGCGTGCCGTCCGCGTTGGTGGGCGCGCCCGCCTCGATGTCAGCGCGGACCATCGCCTCGGTGATCCGTCGGCTGCCGGCAGCGGCGAGGATTTTTGCCGCCTGGGCAGGCGTCAGGGCCGTAATTTTGGGCGGTTGGTCGGTCATATCTCTAGCCCCGTGGCCAGCTTACAAGAATCCCTAAGTTCTTTGCCGGCAATGGGTTAATTGCCTTGATGTCCTGGCGAAAGCATGGCTGAATGTGGCTGTTGAAACGAACGTAACGCCAGTAGCCACAAGGAGATAGGCCATGCGGAAGCCGCGAAAAACCTACGCGATACCCGACGGGACGCCAACTACCCAGCGCCCTTGGCACGACCTCAAACCCGGCGACGTGGTCTGGTTCGCCACCGGCTTCTACGAGGTCTTCGACGCCTGCCCGGTCAGCCAGGACAGCGTTCGGGTGAAGCTGATCGTCAATGGCCACATCGAGAGCTACCGCGTCCGCGTGTGGCCGGGAAGCATGGCCACCTGCCGGATCTGAAACCGCAAACCCCAACCAAGGAGAACCGCCATGACAACCATCGAGAGCACCCTCGCCCGGATCGCCAAGGAGCACATGCAGATCGAGACGCTCCAGACCCGCAAGCACGACGCCCTGGACTTCCACACCGTCGCGGTGTGGGAGGCCAAAAGCGCCCTGCAGGCTGCCTACGACGCGGGTCGTGCCGAGGCCCTCGGAGGCGCAGACGCCAAAGCGGCGTTGATCGATGCCCTCCGCGAGAACCTCTCGCCAGAGGCCGTCGCCACCATCGCCCACCGCCTGACGCCCATGCCCAAGAGCGGCCATCGCGAACTGGACGCGGAGGTGACCTGGTTCGCCACGCTGCTGGCGGAAACCCTCGGCGGCTGGAATCAGCAGGAACGGATCGTCCAAGAACTCGGCTTGTAAGCCCCCCGCATGGGCCTGGCCAGCCCGAACTCGGCCAAAGGAGAACCTGCCATGAAGAACAGCGATGTTCAGATCGGTGCGACGTATCTGGTGAAGGTCGCCGACAACCTGGTCCCGGTGAAGCTCATCCGCGAGCACTCCAGTGGCGGCTGGGAAGGCGTCAGTGCCAAGACCGGTAAGACCATCCGCATCAAGAGCGCCCAACGCCTGCGGAAACGTCTGGCCGACGCGGCCCCTGGGGCGGCCAAGGTCCCGGAGGCAACCCAAGAGGCGAAGGCGGAAATCGGACGCGACACGGGCGAACGTGGCGCAAACGTCGGCCAACCGGGCGGCGACGTCGCCGGCAAGGCCATGAGCCTGCTGGACGCCGCCGCCCACATCCTGTCCTTGGGTGCCGGCAACCCGATGCGCTGCAAGGACATTGTCGACCTGGCGGTGAAGCGCCAGCTCTGGACACCCCGCAAGGGCAAGACGCCCGCCAGCACACTCTACGCCGCGATCCTCCGCGAGATCAGCACCAAGGGGACGGATAGCCGGTTCGTGAAGACCGAGCGCGGCAGGTTCGCCCTCAAGGACAGCCAGTACATCCGCGAGCAAGCCGCCAAGGCTGCCCACGCATAAGCGGTCGCTCATCCTATCCCCTCCAAAACAGCCCCGGCCTCGGCCGGGGTTGTCTCAGTCGTGGCCAACCGCTCGGCTTTCTTGCCGGTGAACTCTTCCCATCGCTTGACGATCACGTCGCAGTAAAGCGGGTCGAGCTCCATCAGAAATGCCCGCCGGCCCGTCTGCTCACAGCCGATGAGCGTCGAGCCGCTACCGCCGAAGAGGTCCAGCACGTTCTGGCCCGGCAGCGACGAGTACTGGATGGCCCGCACCGCCAACTCGACCGGCTTCTCGGTCAGGTGGACCATGTTCTGCGGGTTGACCTTCTTGACGTGCCAAAGGTCGGTGACGTTGTTCGGGCCGTAGAAGTTGTGGCCCGCGCCTTCCTTCCAGCCGTAGAAGCACAGTTCAAACGCGCCCATGAAATCCTTGCGGGTCAACACGGGATGCTGCTTGTCCCAGACGATGCCTTGGCTGAAATACAGCCCCGCCTTTTCCAGCGGCTTGGGGTAGTTGCCAAGGTTGGCGTACCCGCCCCAGATGTAAAACGAGCCGCCGGGCTTGAGCACGCGCGAGGCATTTGAGAACCACGCCAGCAGCATCTGATCGAACGCCTCATCGCTGACGAAGTCGTTCTCCAGCGGGCGGTCCTTGGCCCGCATCTTTCGGGTCGTCGGCTTGGACTTGCTCTTGTCGCGGGCCAGGTCGAAGCCCTGATGATGCATGCCGCGTGCGTCGGCGGCGTCGATGGCATCTCGCTTCGTGGCAGCCTTGAAGCTCGACAATCCGGCGGCGATGGCGTTGTTCGAACGCGGCTCGACGCGGACGTTGTACGGCGGGTCCATATTCACCAGATCAATGACCGCGCCGTCCAGCAGTCGATCGAGGTCTTCCACGCTGCCGCTGTCGCCGCACATCAAGCGGTGGTTGCCGAGCATCCAGATATCGCCGCGCCGGGTGATCGGTTCATCAGGCGGTTCGGGGATGGCGTCCGGATCGGTCAGCCCCTCGGCCACGTCGCAATTCAGCAGCTTGGCCAATTCCTCGTCATCGAACCCCAGCACGCCCAAGTCATAGTCTGCCTGCTGCAGGTCCTTGAGCTCGATGGGCAGCAGATCGAAGTTCCATTCGGCTAGCTCGCCCGTCTTGTTGTCCGCGATGCGGTAGGCTTTCACCTGCTCGGGCGTCAGGTCGGTGGCGACGTGGACCGGTACCCTGGCCAGACCGAGCTTTTTCGCCGCCTTCCAGCGGGTATGGCCAGCGATGATCACGCCCTCGGCGTCGATCACGATCGGCTGACGGAAGCCGAACTCCTTCAGACTTGCCGCCACGGCGTCCACGGCGTCGTCATTGACGCGGGGATTGCCCGGATACGGCCGGATTGCGTCGATGGGCCGCAATTCGACATCGAACGTCCTGGTCGTCATGGTTGCACCTCCGTGTGCGTTGTGTGTCGTGGTCAGAAAACGGACAGCCAAAACAAACTCTGCCTATGCTGGTGGCTGTTCCCGCCGCCATCTTCCGAGGCGCTGGCCGGGAAGTACCTAATCGCAAGATTCACCCTTTCACCCACCCCCTCGCGTACACACGCGAAAATGCGCGGGCAGGCATCGCGCGAGGGGGTGGGGGTGAAAGAGAGAAACATGAAGAGTGAGTTGTTGTTTTCTTTGTTTTCACGCTCTTTTCGCGGTTTCCAAGATTCACCCCCACGAGGTGAATCTTGGGTGAATCTTGGGGAATCATGAGCTGGTTTTGGCCGTTCATGTTTCACCCCCTGGCGATGTTTCACCGTCAAGATTCACCCCGCCCGTCAGGCGATAGGCGCGATTCGGCCAGCCAGCCCGTTTGGTTTCGACGGGCTCGATGTCACCTTGTTGGAGCAGCGTGTCGATGAGCATGCCGAAGCTCTTGGCATCCATTTTCATCCGCTTGAGCAGTACGCTGTGAGGCAGCGTGTGGCCAGGCGCTTTACGCAGCTTCTCCACCGCCTTGAGGCACTCAGCGTGGAACGGGTTCTCCGCAACGTGCTGACTGGCCATGAACAGCATCCGCCGGGTCTGGTGCATGACGAACGCCGAAGCCCATTGGACCGCTGCGAGGCCGATACATGGCGACTGATGGTTCTCGCTGATGGCGTATAGCAGCGCCAGCTTGCGGACCTGTTCACTGACGCGGCCCCAGACGGTGGTGCCGACCGGATCACTCTTGCTCTCGGCCGTGTTGTACTCGGCTTCAGCTTGCTGGCGCGTTTCGACCAGCACGCGTCGAGCCTCGTCGCTGTGCTCGATCACCGCAGGGACCGGATGCCAGTCTTCGAGGTTGCCCGTGCCGGGCCGGTAATCCGCCCACCATTTGGCCGTCGCCAGTACGCGCGGCGGGAGGTCTCGGATGCTCGGCTCCTGGCCCGTGCCACGTGGCCCGGCCTCCAGGATGATCATGCGGGCGAAGAAGCCATTGGTGAGCATCCGCTCCGACAGCGCCTCGTAGTAGTGGTTTGGGATCGCCGTGCCGAAGATCACCAAGTTGGGCTGATTGATGACTCCGGGCGACTCTTTGCCCGCCTTGCGGCGCATGGGAAAGACGCTGTTGGCCGACGAGTACATCGTCAGCAGTGTGGACATGATGGCTTCGTGCCGGGCGTCCTTGGCCTTGTTGATCGATTGGAGCATCCCATCGATTTCGTCGGTCTGGAACAGCATGCTTGGCGTCTGGAATAGCGCATCCTGGATGCCTTCGCCGCTGGCGAAACGTTCGCCGAGACAATTGGCCATGCCGACCTCGTGGACGATGCGAGTATTGACCTTGCGGGGCCAATCCTTGCCGGCCGCCGAATGGGCCAAGCCCAGCAGGTAAATGTTGGTGCGGTTGTCGCCCGAGTCGCGGACCTTCCGCCCAGCCAGGAACGCCAGCAGTGATAGCGCTCCCGCGAAGGCCATGACGGGGTTCGGGTATGGGGCCGTCGTCAGGCAGTAGTCCATCACCTCGCTGACAAACCCTGGCATCCGCAGCATCTCCGGCGGCATCGGCCCGGGGTCGGGAATCTCTGGCACCGCTGAAGAGGTGTCGGTGTTGTCGGCCACATCGGCTTGGCTCTGGTCGATGATGCCGGAGATGTCCACGCCTCGGGTGCTGTCCAGCAGAGAATCGCCGCCATAGCCAGAGAGCCGCAGAGAACTGGCGGCCTGTGCCCAATCGCCTCCGTGGTTCAGGAGCGTGTAGACCGAGAACGGTGAATAGGCCCGGTTGGGTTCAAATGGGGCAGCGTTGGCACTGAAAACGTAAAAGATGTTGTCCTTGAGCGTAGCCGACCAGCCCGAGGTCTTGCCGGGCCGCCGCCAGTATTCGTTCTCGCCACTCTTGGCCAGTGTCCAGCCGTGCTGTCGCAGCACAGCCCGCACATCGCCGCGACGGTTGAAATCATCACCGGGCCGATCGGTGCTGTGCAACGCACAAGCGGCTTGTGCGGCCGATGATGGATTTCTCTGGCCGACAATACCACTGTGTGGCGGGCAATCGACCACCGGCGGCACATATTCGTTCAGTTCCCAGGCTGTCCGCAGCAGAACGTCTCTCTCCGCCTCAGTCAGCACGGGCAGGTCGCACAGGTCGCCCTGGATCACCTCATAGCCGGGTGTGGGCGCGCAGAGGAACAGCCCGCCCTCGCCACGGGTCTCAATCAGCGTGACGATCTTGTCGCCAAGACGGCGCTGGGTCAGCTTCATGCTGCCGCAGACCTCACGCTCGCAACGGTAGATAGCGTGATATCCGCCGGACGGAGTGCGTTCGACAACCACACGTCTACGCAGGTCGGCGGGGACACACTCAGACCAGGCAGTAAACAACTCTCCCTGGGCGTCGAAATCGATAATCTCCAGATGGTTCGACGCTTTCCCGCAGAGAATGCAGATCGCGTCCGGCTCATTGGCGAACCAAGCGGACAACTCGGCCTCTGTGGGCAGCCTCTTGCGATATCGCTTCCATTGGCCCACCGCCGGGCGCTTCTCGGCCCGAATCGCCGGCAGTGCGCACAGACCGGCGGCACGGTAGTCCATCGCGGCTTCATGAAGGGTGTCCTGCTCCGTGATCAAAACGGAATCTCCTCATCGGACGGGCCGGCGTAGACCGGCAGATCGCCATCGTCGTACTCGTCGCTGCCGTCCAGGAGCGGCGGGATCGGTCCAAGCTTGTGCTTGATGATGCGGTCGTATTTCTCGCCGGTCACCGACCGCACGGTAATCGCCAACGTCGGGGCAATGCCGCCTGCTTCGCAGATGTCTACCGCCTGCTGGGATGACTGCGGGAACGGCTCGTGTGAACGTGCTTTCCACCAGGACTCGGCCTTGGCACGGGCGTAGCCGGTGTGCTCGAAGCAAATCCATTCGCTGCGGTAGTCGTTGAGGCCGACGCGGTAGTCCACCCGCATGCTGCGCGGGTGGTCTTCCGGTGCATCACGCTTCACGTGGACGCTGTAGTGGACATCCTGCACCTCGTACTCGGTCTCAGTGACTTCGCCGGAGAGGATTCCCGCCGTTGATGCTTCGTGATCGTGCTGCTGGCGTTTAGGCGGTGGAAATTCGTATCCACATTCCGGGCAGAGGCTGTAGGCGGCATGGATCACCGCCTGACACTGCGGGCATTCCTTCGCGGGCGCTTCACCCGTGCCCGTGGCTCGTTCCTTGATCTCCAAGGCGTCGACCGGGCCGTGCCGCAAGATGTTGCCGCCAAAGTCCAGGACCAGGCAGTTCTCCTTGGACGGATGCAGCCGGAAACCCCGCCCGACCATCTGGTAGTACAGGCCCGGCGAGTTTGTCGGGCGCAGCAGGGCCACGCAGTCGATGTTGGGCGCATCGAAGCCCGTGGTCAGCACGTTGACGTTGACCAGGTACTTGAGCGTGCCGGCCTTGAACCGCCGGAGGGTTTCCGTGCGCTCAAACGGCAGGGTCTCGCCGCAGACGAAGCCGCACTCGTGGCCCATCTCGCCGAGCACCTTCTGGACGTGCAGTGCGTGCTGCACCCCGGCGGCAAAGATCAGCACCGAGTGCCGGTCTTGCGTCTGGTCGACGATCTCCCGGCAGGCCGAGTGCACCAGGGAGTCATCATCCATCAGCGCCTCGACCTCACCAGCGATGAACTCACCGCCGCGAAGATGCAGGCCCGACGTGTCCACCTTGCGCCGGCCCGCCTTGGTCTTGAGCGGACACAGGTAGCCCTGCACGATCAGCTCGCGCACGCCGACCTCGTAGCACACGTGATTCAGCAGATTCTCAGGCCCGCAGATCATGCCCGTCGTCATGCGGTACGGCGTGGCGGTCAGGCCGATCAGCCGCACGTTGGGGTTCACGATGCGTGCTTCGGACAGGAACGTGCGGTACATCCCTTCGCCATCCGGCGGGAGCATGTGCGCTTCGTCAATCAGGATCAGGTCGAAGCGATCCAGTTCAGTCGCCCGGCGATAGACGCTCTGGATGCCCGCCACGATGATCGGGTGCTCGGTGTCCCGGCTCTTGAGGCCTGCCGAATAGATGCCGATCCGGTTCCACAGGTCCGGAGCCATCGCGTGGAGCTTGTCCGCCGCCTGCTCGAGAAGTTCCTTCACGTGCGCGAGGATCAGCACGCGACCGTCCCACTGCTGGACAGCATCGCGGCAGATCGTGGCCATCACCGGCGTCTTGCCCCCGGCCGTGGGGATG